CCCCCCCTGCTTTTTTCTACACGCACCAGCCCGACCCCAGCCGTCGGAAATCCACTCTCTCGCGGCGATGTCTGAGCAGGCGACATGGCTGTAGCGGAGGCGAGGCGACGCGGGGCGAGGTCGACGGAGGCTCGCGGATACGGCGAGCCGCATCGTGTGTTGCGGGCCAGGTTGGCTCCGATGGTCGCTGCGGGCCTCGCGGTGTGTGCGCGGTGCGGCGAGCCGATCGCGCCGGGTGAGCCGTGGGACCTGGGTCACGTCGACGGCGACCGGTCGCGGTACGCCGGGCCGGAGCATCAATGGTGCAACCGTGGCACGAACGGCAGGGAGCTGTGGCGGCAGCGGCTGCCGGAGCTCGAGCCGGAACGCGACGGCCTTGCGGCGTCGGATCCGGTGTGGCGGGTGCCGTGGCTGAAGGGTTTTCGGCGGCCGCCGTCGGACGCGACGTGGCCCAGGTTGATGACGGTGCCGCATCCCGCGGCGGTCGGATCGCTCGGTAAGGAGTTCATCCGATCCGCGCGGGCCCGCGCCGGCGGCGAGCTCCGCTGGTGGCAGCGGCTCGTCGCGACCCGGCTGCTCGAGGTCGACGACCAGGACAGGTTGGTATGGGACGTGATGCTGCTGACGATGGCGCGGCAGTGCGGGAAGTCGTGGCTGCTCAGGGAGTTGGTCCTGTGGCGGATGCATCAGCACGAGCGTTTCGGTGAGCCTCAGCACGTGTTGCATACCGGCAAGGACTTACAGGTGTGCAAGTGGGTGATCGAGCCTGCGCTCCGGTGGGCCGACGAGCAGCCCGGCTACAAGACGAGCCGTGCTGCGGGGGAGCAGTCGATCGAGCTCGTCGACGTCGGGTCGCGGTGGGTGCTCAGGGCACGCGGCGCTGTCGTTGGCCACTCCGTGTCGGTCGCCGCCGTCGATGAGGCGTGGAAGGTTGGCCGTGAGGTCGTCGCCGACCTGACGCCGGTGCTGGTCGAGCGGGAGCAGCCGCAGCTGTGGCTGATCTCGACGGCGCACCGGGCCGCGACGCCGCTGATGCTGAACCGCCGCAAGTCCGCGCTCGAGCATCTCGAGGCCCCGGACGGAGATCTGCTGATCGAGTGGTCGGCGCCGCCGTACGCAGCCGATGACGACGTCAACGCGTGGCGGCAAGCATCGCCGAACTGGACCAGGCAGCGCGAGAAGATAATCCGCCGCGAGCTCGCCGAGGCGCAGGCGGGCGACGGCGAGATCGACGCGGACGAGACCGACCCGATGTGGAGCTTCCGCGCGAACTGGCTGAACCAGTGGCCGACGTCGAAGTCGGTGATCATCGAGGGGTTCGAGCGGCTGCTGCCGCCCGGCCTGTGGGATCTCCTTGCCGAGGAGACGGAAGAGGCGGACGGAGATCTGTTCGTGGCGGTAGAGGATGACCACGGCCGCGGCGCCGCCGTCGCCGCCGCCGCAAGGTTGGACGATGGGCGGATCGAGGTGGCCGGCTGGCCGTTCGACGACTGGGACAGTGCGCTCCGGTTCGTGGGCAGGCTGAACGGCCGCACGAAGCACCTCCAGGTCGGCGCGTCGATGCTGTCGCGTATCCCGGCTCGCACCGCTCCGACGCCGAAGCCGGCCGGCCAGAAAGAGACGCGGCCGGCGCTATCCGTCTTCCGCGAGCTCGCCGCGACCGGCCGGCTCATTCACGCGCCGGAGGAGCACCTCGGCCGGGCCGTGACCGAGGCGCAGGTCAGGGAGACCGCGAACACGATCACGCTCGCGTCGAGCGACCGCGTCGATCTCGTCAAGGCAGCGTTGTGGGCGGTCGCGGCCGCCCACAAACCTGCTCCGATGCCGGCGGTGTACTGATGGGCCTGTTCAACCGGTCGATCCAGCCGCCGGACGTCCCGAACGACAACGATCCGGCGGCGAACCCGCCGGCGACGGTCGGGCCGCCGACCGCGACCCCCGGCGACCCGCACGGGGTCACCTTGGAGGGCGACGACGGCTCGTGGGTGCCGCCGAGGATCGTCCCGTCGGCGTGGTCGGGCTGGCCGGGCGACTGGGCGCCGCCGCTGTGGAACAGCGGTCTCGTCGCGCCGCTGACCGACACCGCGTGGATGTGCGTCGACTTCAACGCGAACCAGCTGTCGACGATGCCGCCGTATTTGAAGGGCGCGGCGCCGACGCTCAGCGCGGACTGGTTGAACAACCCGAACCCGTCCCTGTATACGTCGTGGGAGGAGTTCGGGAAGGCGCTGTTCTGGGACTACCAGCTCGGCGAGGCGTTCGTCCTGGCCACCTCGCGCTACTCGACGGGGTGGCCTGCGAGGTTCCATGTGGTGCCGCCGTGGATGGTCGAGGTCACGCTGCTCGGCGGCGTCCGCACATACGAGATCGGCGGCGACGACGTCACCGACGACATCCTTCACATCCGCTACCAGTCGCGCGCCGACCTCGCGCACGGCGTCGGCCCGCTCGAGGCCGGGTGGCGGCGGATGATCGCGGCGCAGATGCTCGTCCAGTACGGGACCAAGCTCGCCGCCGCCGGCGGCGTTCCGGCCGGCGTGCTGCAGCACCCGGAGGAGCTGTCGGCGGCGCAGGCGGCGCAGCTGCAGGCCGACTGGGTCGCGGCCCGCATGGCCGCGATGGGCGAGCCCGCCGTTCTCTCCGGCGGGATCACGTTCACGCCGACGCAGGTGAACCCGGCCGAGATGGCGCTCACCGCCTTGCTGGACCGGGAGGAAGGCCGGATCGCGCATCTGCTCGGGGTTCCGTCGGAGCTGGTCGGGATCCCGACGCAGACGGATCCGATGACCTACAAGAACGTGACGATGTGGTTCGACATGCACTGGCGCACCGGCCTGCGCCCGAAGGCGCAGCACGTCATGAGCGCGCTCTCAGGGTGGGCGCTTCCGCGCGGGACCGTCGTGGAGCTGAACCGCGACGAGTACGTCGCCGCCGAGCCGCTCGAGCGGGCGCAGACCGCGCAGATCCTCAACTCGATCGTCGACCCCGCGACCGGGCAGCCGGCGCTGACGGTGCAGGAGATCCGTGCGACCGAACGGCTCGACAACACGACACCATCCGACGTCGCAAGCGGGGTGCTGAGATGAGCGAGATCGAATACCGCGCCAGCACGGTCGCGGACGTGAACTTCCCGAAGCGGCTGATCGAGCTGGTCGTGATGCCATACGAGACCGAAGCCGAGATCTCGACGCCGCGCAGGACGTGGACGGAGGTCGTCAGCCGCGGCGCGTTCGAGGGCGTCGAGCTGCGCACCAGTCGCATCCGGGTGAACCGCGACCACGTCATCGGCGACGTCGTCGGGAAGACCGTCGCGCTACACCCGTCGCGGGTCGAAGGGCTGGTCGCGGAGCTGCGGATCTTCCCGACGCCGCGCGGCGAGGACACGCTCGTGCTCGCCGACGAAGGAGGCCTCGACGCGTCGGCCGGGTTCGGGCTGCTCCGCAAGAACGGCCGCACCGGCCCTGTCGTCCCTGGCGCCGAAGTCTGGGAGACGAGGGATCGCCGGCGGCTGAATCGGCTGTTCCTCGACCACATCGCGATGACACCGGAGCCGGCGTACGAGGATGCCCGCGTGCTCGCCGTCCGCTCTACCGACCACACCACCGAAGTGGTCGCGTCGAGGCCGAATCTCGACCGGATGCGGCTCGACGAGCTGCGCGCGTTGAAGGCCGACCTGGACGCCAGGTACAGTCAGGGTCGCTAGGACGCAGGCTCCTCAGCCGCCAGAGAATAAACCGCAGAGTCGGGGCGGCTGCAGCAGGGGGTTCAGCGCACGAAGCAACGGATCGATCCGGTCCCTGTTCGCGCAACCCGAAAGGAGCCCGATCGTGGGCGCAACTGATCAAGTCCTCGCCCGGTACGTCGCGGAGATCGAGGAGCGCCAGCAGTTCATCGACGGCATCATCGAAGCCGCCGGCGCCGAGGATCTCAGCGACGAGCAGCTCGAGCTCGTCACCGAGACCCGCAACCGGATCAAGAAGGTCAACGAGCTGATGCAGCCGCTCGAGGAGGCCCGCCGCATCTCGGGCGAGTCGTCGGAGCGGATCGCGCAGATCGCGAAGTTCATGACGCAGCCGGGCGCGGCGCCGGCGAACGTCGAGTACCGCTCGGCGGGCGAGTTCGCGATGGATATGTGGAAGGCGTCGCTCGGCGACGAGGAGGCACGCCGCCACCTCGACGGCTACTACCGGGAGCACCGCACCGCGTCGCACCAGACGACCGCCGACAATGCCGGCCTTTTGCCGACGCCGATCCTCGGGCCGGTCATCAACTTCATCGACGCCGCCCGCCCGGTCGTCGCCGCTCTGGGGCCGAGGCAGCTTCCCGGCACCGGCTTCTCGCGGCCCAAGGTCACGCAGTCGACGAGCGTGGCCGTGCAGTCGTCGGAGAAGGCCGAGCTCGTGTCGCAGAAGATGACGATCACGAAGCTCACGGTCACGCCGAGCACGTACGGCGGCTACGTGAACGTGTCGCGGCAGGACATCGACTGGTCGCAGCCGCAGGTGATGGACATCGTGATCCAGGACCTCGCGGCGCAGTACGCGATCGTGACGGAGCAGGTCGCGGTGCAGGCGTTCTACGGCACCGCGACGGCCGGCAACGTGAGCATCCCCGGCACGCCCACCTCGGACAATGTGGCGGCGGCGTTCTGGGGTGCGGCCGGCCAGATCTACACGGCCACGAAGGGGCAGGGCCGGATTATCGCCGCCTGTTCCCCCGACGTGCTCGGGAGCCTGGGCGGGCTGTTCGCGCCGGTCAACCCGATCGACGCGCAGTCGACCGGGTTCACGGCCGGCACGTTCGGGCAGGGCGTGATGGGCGCGATCGGCGGCATCCCCGTCCTCGTCACGAACGGGTTCGGCACCGCCACGAAGCGGCTCATGCTCATGTCGACGGCGGCCGGCGAGATCTACGAAGACCGCATCGGCAGCCTCCAGGTCGTCGAGCCGTCAGTGCTCGGCGTCCAGGTCGCCTATGCGGGCTACTTCGCCGACCTTGTCACCGCCGCCGGCGGGATCATCAAGGTCACGGTGACCTGATGACCGAGGAGCCGGACAGGCTGGACGCGCCGAACCAGCAGGTCGTCCGCGCCGACGGGTCCGGGCCCGGCCACGACAGCGCGGCCGGCGAGCCGAAGAAGAAGCCGCCGAAGAAGGCCGCAGAAGACGAGGAAGCCCCGGGCCGCTGATGGCGTACGGCACGACCGACGAGCTGCTCCGCCGGCTGAGCATCACCGCTCCGACGGCGGAGCAGACCGACCAGGCGCAGCTGTGCCTCGACGCCGCCGGCAGCGAGATCAACTGGGATCTCGGCTACGACGCGGACGTGCCGGACCCGGCGCCGGCGCTGCTTCCGATCGTGAACTACGGCCGCGCTCGGGAGCTGTGGAACCTCGGCTACGCGACCTTCGGTGCCGCGCTGTTGGCGTCGGACATGTTGGCGTATGTCGGGAACGACTCGTGGCGGCGGTGGCACGTCATGCTGCAGCCGCTCCGCGTACACGAGGGAATCGGCTGAGGTGTCGGGGCTCCAGGCGATCATGGAAGCGATCGCCTCCAGCCTCGGCGTTCTCGACGTCGACGGCCTCCAGGTCACACCGTTCTACAACATCACACCGACACCGCCCGCCGTGGATGTGTACCCGGACACGGCCGCGCCGCCGCAGGTCGCCGTAGGCGGCTGGGAAGACGTGTTCATCGTCCGCGCGAGAGTCTCGACCCCCGACGACGTTGCAGCGCAACAGCTGCTGCTCAGCCTGATGGACGTTGACGGTGGCACGTCCGTCATGGCCGCGCTTCGGGCCGACTTCACCTTTGGTGGTGTTGTCGGCGGGTCGGCGGTGGAGGAGCGGTCCGGGTTCAACCAGTACCCCGGCGACTTCCTCGGCTGCGAATGGCGTGTCAGGACGATCCAGTGAGTGCTGAGATGAAGAAGTTCACCTGCATCTGTGGTCGGGCGCAGATATCTGCTCCTCCCTGCTGGACATTCTCCGAGATCCGCTGCTGGATGTGTCCCGACCCACCCCCGAAGTCGAAGCTGAGACTGGTGAAGACATGAGTCGGATCTTGTGGCTGTCGAACGCTCCCTGGGCCGGCTCAGGATACGGCGAGCAAACAGCCCTCTTCACCCGCCGCCTGAAGGACGCGGGCCATGACGTCGCGATCGTGTGTAACTACGGCCTGAACGGCGCCGGCATGAACTGGGCAGGCATCGACTGCTACCCGACCGACACCGTGTGGGGCAACCGGAACCTGCCGGTGTTCGCGGACGACTACAGGGCCGACCAGGTGATCGCGCTGTGCGACGCGTGGGTCCTGAACCCCGCCTCGTGGCCTGAGGGTCTCAGGGTGGGATTGTGGGCGCCCGTCGACCACGTCCCGTTGCCCGCCGCAGTGCGGGACGTGCTCGACGACGGGCGCGTCCAGCCGATCGCCATGAGCCGGTTCGGTGAGCGGATGATGAGAGACGCCGGCCTGAACCCGCTGTACGTGCCGCACGGCATCGACACGACCCTGTTCCGGCCGCAGCCCGAGATCCGCGACGCCGTCCGCGACGAGCTCGGCATCCCACACGACGTGTTCCTCGCCGGCATGGTCGCCGCCAACGTGGGGAACCCGGAGGCGCCGAGGAAGGCGTTCCCGCAGGTGTTCCAGGCGTTCGCCAGGTTCGCCGCCAAGCATGACGACGTGTGGCTGTACACCCACACCGAAGCCATCCCGAAACCCGGCGCGGGCGGCCTGAACATGCACCACCTCGCCGAGGACACCGGCTGCCCCGTGGGCCGGATGCGAACGCCGGCCGACAAGTCATGGCATCTCGGCATGCCCGCGCAGTTCGTCTCCTACGTCTACCAGGCGCTCGACGTGCTGCTGATGCCGTCGATGGGCGAAGGGTTCGGGATCCCGCTGGTGGAGGCGCAGGCGTGCGGCGTCCCCGTCATCACCTCCGACCACTCGGCGATGACCGAGCTCGCGCATGCCGGCTGGCTCGTCGCCGGCGAGCCCTGGTACAACGCCGCCCAACGCTCGTTCTTCACCGTCCCCTCGATAACGGCCATCACGGACGCGCTCGAGGCCGCGTACGCCGCACGCGACGACCAGACCATCCGGCACGCCGCCGCCGCGTTCGGGGCCCTGTACGACGCCGACACGGTCTACAGCGATTACTGGCAGCCGGCGCTGCAGGAGCTCCTCGGCACCCGGTGTTCGGCGACGGAGGCGATGGGCCGCTGCGTCAAAGACGACGGCCACGCGGGGCCGCACCGGTGGGAAGACGTCCGGGTCGTCGCATGAACAGGGCGCTGGTCACGTTCGCGGTCGGCGAACCGTTCGAGGAGCTCCTCGACCTTGCCCTGCCGGGTATGGCGGCGTACGCGATCCGGCACGGCTACGACGTCGTCACCGACCCGCCGAGGATGCTGACGAGGCCGCCGTCGTGGGGGAAGGTCACTCGGCTGCTGCAGCTGCTCGACGAGTACGACGAGCTCCTCTGGATCGACTGCGACGTCCTCGTCCTCGACGACACCCGCGACCTGGCCGACGAGATGACCCCGGACGCGTGGCACGGCATCACCCTTCACCGCACCGTCGAGGGCGACGTGCCGTCGTGCGGCGTCTGGCTTGTGCGGCAGCCGATGCAGCCGGTGCTCGAGGCGATCTGGCGGCTCGACCGTTACTGCTTCCACCCGTGGTGGGAGCAGGCCGCGTTGCACGACCTGCTCGGCTACGGCGGCCGCCCCGTCGACCGGATCAAGGACACGGAGCTGTACGAGCGGACGTGCTGGCTCGACGTCCGGTGGAACGCGCTCAGGCTCCAGTACCCGCAAGGCCCCGAGGACGACGACGCCCGGATGGTGCACGTCGGCCCAGGCAGTCCACCCAGCGTCCGCGCTCAGATGATGCGCCGGATCCTCGAAAGGAGCGTGACCCGTGTCTAAGTTCCTGATGACCGACGTGAAGGTGACGGTCAACGGCGTCGACCTGTCCGACTACGCCTACCAGGTCGACACACCGGACAGCCGCGCGCAGGTCGACGTGTCCGGGTTCAACCCGAACGGCACCCAGGAGTACCTGCCCGGCCAGAAGACACAGTCGATCGTCATCAACTTCATCCAGGCGTTCGGGTCGAACGAACCCCACCGCGTCCTGCAACCGCTGTACGCGTCCGGGACGACGTTCGCGATCACCGTCCAGCCGACGAGCGCCGCCGTCGGTGTCGGCAACCCGACCTACGGCGGCACCGCCACCCTGTACGAGTACGACGGCCTGAACGGCGCCCTGAACGCCCGCGCGGAGATCACCGCGACGTTCCTGCCCGCCAGCAACACCGGGTTCGCGTGGGGCACGAGCTAGATGGACTGGATCGTCATCGACGGGGTGCAGCCGTGGGACGGCCGCTACCCGTTCGACCTCGACGGGCAGCCGCTCACGACCCGCGAGTGGGGCTGGATCCGGCGGATCACCGGGTACATGCCGCTGACAGTCGACGAAGGCCTCCGCGGCGCCGACCCGGAGCTGTTCACCGTCTGGGCCGTCATCGCGCTCAGACGGGCCGGCCGCATCAACCCGGCGGAGGTCACCGTCACCTACGACCGGCTCGCGGACGCGCCGTTCGGCGCCGCGATCACCTTCGAAGGCGGCGAGGTCGATGCCGGCCCTCCTCCCGGAAGTCCCAGCGGCGGCTCGAGCTCGAACGGAGCCACTTCTGGGCCCGGTTCGAGCACGAGTTCGGAGACGTCGGAACCGTCGGCTGGGACCCCAGGCTCGGCTACTTCGGAATCACCCCGGATCATGTCGGTGAGCTGACGCCCGGGCAGATGCTTGCCTGCGCCGAACTGTTCGCCGCCGTCCACGCCATGAAAGGCATCGGCTGATGGCCGAAGAGTTCTTCGTCGTCGAGAACTACACGACGCTGATGCGGCTGTTCGCGAAAACCGACCGCGAGACCCGGCTCGCGTTCCGCGCCGACCTCCGCGCCGTCGCCGCGCCGGTGCAGGCTGACGCGCGGACGCTGGCGCTCGCCCGCGTCCCGCGCATGCCGCGGTCGCCGAAGTGGGCCGAGATGCGAACCGGGATCACCCAGAAACTCGTCTACGTCGTGCCGCGGCAGAAAGGCGTCCGCGGCCGTGGTCCGAAGGCGCGGCCGAAGCTCGCGAAGTTGATGCTCGACCGGGCGATGAACCCGGCGCTGGAGCGGAACCGCGGCAGGATCGAGGCGAGGTTCGGGCAGACCTTGGACCGGTTGTGCGCCGAGTTCAACGGGAGCGGCAATGCCTGAGATGATCGTCCGCATCGTCGGCGATACGAGCTCGTTGGAGCGGAGCTACAAGCGGGCTGCTGTCGAGACGACGGCGTTCAAGCGGGAGATGGACAAGACGGGCCGCGGCGCGTTGGCGGGCACCGTCGCGTTCAAAGGGTTGGGGCGTTCGGTCGCGTTCGCGTCGGGTGCGTTCCTCGGCGCCGAAGGCCTGACGGCGGCGATGCGGCTGTCGATCAACACCGCCGCGGATCTCGAGGATCAGGTCGCGAAGACGGAGGCGGTGTTCGGCGCGAGCTCCGACGCTGTGAAGGCGTGGTCGGGCACGACGGCGGACTCGTTGGGGCTGTCGGAGGTTCAGGCGTTGCAGGCCGCGGACGCGTTCGGGGCGCTGCTGCACTCGATGCACATCACCGGGCAGGAAGCCGTGACGCAGTCCGAAGCGCTGACGGGCCTCGCGCATGACCTGGCGGTGTTCAAGGGCACCAGCCCGGAGGCGGCGCAGAAAGCCCTGATCTCCGCGCTCGGCGGGTCGGTGCGGGCGTTGCGGGCGTACGGGATCGCGTTGACGGCCGCGCGGATCAACCAGGAGGCGTTCCGGGAGACCGGCAAGAACGCCGTGGGCAGCCTGACCGACACCGACAAGGCGCAGGCGAGGCTGAACCTGATCCTGCAGGACGGCGCGACCGCGCACGCGGCCGCGGAGAAGGCGTCGGGCGGATTGGCGAACCAGACGCGGATCCTGAAAGCGAACGTCCAGAATTTGGCCGCCACGATGGGCTCCGCCGTGGTGCCCGCCCTGAACAGCGTGTTGACCGCGATCAACAAGATCAAGGAGGGGCCGCCGGTCGAGGACGCACTGGTCCCGGACCCGGAGAAGGTCGCGCTCGTGCCGCGGTTGGCGTTGGAGTACGAGAAGCTGCGGCAGTCGGGGGTGTCGGCCGGCGACGCGATCCACAAGCTCGAAGATCAGCTGGGCGACTCGCAGAGGGGGTTCGTCCTCGTCGGCGACGCGATCCACTACGCGTCCGACAAGACCGGCGAGATGACCAGCCAGATCGCGAAGCTGCGTCAGCAGGTGCAGGGGTTCACGGTCGACGCGGAGGCGGCAGCGAAGGCCGCGTCCGGGATCGGCCTGGCCGCGGCCGCACGGGCCGCAGCAGCGCCCAGGGGTGAGGCTGCGCTCGGCCCCGGGACACGCCTCGGCATCGCGCTCGCGAGGGCGCAGCTGACACCCGGGTTCGGGGACGACCTTCGGGTGCTGGCCGAGCAGCGGGCCCTGTACGCCACGCAGATCGCCTCGTTGCAGAACCGGTTGAACGACGCGACCGGCAAGAAAGCGAAGGATCTCGCGACCCAGCTGCAGACCGTGCTGGGGAACGACCAGCAGGCGCTGGCGCAGATCACGTCGATCGAGGCGCAGATCGCCAACACACAGGCGGAGGCGACCCGCAAGGCGGCCGAGGCGGCGCGGAAGGCCGCCGAGCAGGCGAAGAAGCAGGCGGAGGCGGAGAAGAAGCGCCGGGAGGCTTTGCGGAAGATCGCGGAGGAGCAGGTCAAGACCGCGAAGGCCGCGATCGACGCCAACAACCAGCGTGTCGCCGCGCTGCGGAAAGAGCTGCTCACGAACCTGCAGGCAGGCCAGTACCAGGCGCTCGGCCTCGGCCCAACCGGCGAGCCCCGTGTCGCCGGCGCCGCGAACCTGGAGAAGCGCCTCGCCAGTCTCAGGGAGCGGGTTCAGGGCACGGCGTTGAACACCGCGAAGCTGCGGGCGTTCTTCAACGGTGTCGCGAAGGATCTGAGCGGCGGGTTCGGGCAGGTCACGGAGGCGACGCGGAAGTCGATCCAGGAGATGTTCGACACGATCAACAGCGAGCTCGACAAAGGCCTGAAATCGACCCGGCCGTATTTCAAGCATCTTTCGGCGGAAGCGATCGTCAACCAGATCGGCGGCGGCCTCACGGCCGCGCAGCGGCGCCGCCTCGAGATCGCTGTCGCTGGGATCGGCCCCGGCGGGACTGTGCCGGCCGGGTCGTCGGCGGCGTTCGCGGGGGTGGGGGCCAGTCCGGGGATCGTGATCAACGGCGGTGTGCACATGCACGGCGTCCAGGACATGGCCGCCCTCGAGAACGAGATCGCCCGCAGGGCCAGGCAGCGCTCGTACCGGCGTAGGGGCGCGAGATAGATGGCGGCGCCGGCCGGCAGGTTCAGCCTCGCGTTCGCCGCGAACACCCTGGACTGGACCGTCACCTGGACCGCCTTGGATCAGCTGTACCCGAACCTCGTCGTCAGCTACACGATCGACCGCGGCCGCCAGTACGAGCTCGACCACACCGACACCGGCCGCGCCCAGGTCACGATCGCCGACCCCGACGGCATCCTCGACCCCACCAACACGTCCGGGCCGTACTGGGACTCCGGGTTCGGGATCCAGCCGTTGCGGCAGGCCGCGATCGCCCGCTGGAACCCCGTCGCCGCCGAGTGGCAGACCCGGTTCCGCGGCTTCATCGAAGAGCTCGACTACACCTACGACCCGTCCCAGAAAGTCTCGTTCCTGACCATCTCGCTGGTCGATCTGTTCGAGATCCTCGCGAACGTCGAGATGGTGCCCGGCGTGTCAGGCGGGGCGATCCCGTTCGGCGACGACCCCGCAACCGTCTCCCCGGACAGCGTCGGCCAGATCGCCTACGGCAACAAGAACATGGACGACCGGATCAACCAGGCCCTCGACGACGCGCTCGGCGCCACGGCGGCGGCGAACTGGACGGTGGTGTTCTCCGGGAACGTCGAGTGCGCCACCACCGTCTACTCGCCGGGTGAGCCGGTGCTGAACGTGATCCAGGACGCCGCCGACGCCGAATTCCCAGGAGTCAGCAACGTGTACTGCAGCCGTGACGGCCGGCTCGCCGTTCACGGCCGCCTGGCGAAGTTCGACCCGGCCGGCACGTTCGCCGGAGCGACGCCGGGCAGCTGGGACTGGCATCACTGGAAAGCCGGCGACGGCACCGAGGTCGCAGCGAACCCGTCCACGACGGCGCACATCAGGACGTTCGGGTATAACCGCGGCCTCGCGAAGGTCATCAACAGCGCGATGGCGTACCCGGCCTACAAGCTGTCCGGCAGCAGCCAGGTGCCGGTCGACGACACCGATCTGGCGCCGCAGACCGTCAGCGACACGACGTCGCAGGGCCGGTATGGGATCAGGTCATGGTCGGCGCCGAACCTGGTCACGCTCCGCGGCCTCACCAGTCCCGGGTACACGTCGCTCGAGGAGACGAAGAAGTTCGCGAACTTCTATGTCGCGAACTACGCCGATCCCAGGAACCGGATCAGCCAGATCTCGTTCCGGTCTATCCGCCCCTCGGCGACGGGCGCCGCCGCGAACTGGAGCCTGCTTTCGCAGATCGATATCGCGGATCTCATCGATGTAACGGTTGATGCGCCCGGCAACGCGAGCTCGACGGGCGGGTTCGTCGCGGAGCCGTACTTCGTCGAGGGGATCCACGAGCAGGTGCAGCCGTTGAACGCGAACTACGACGACGTCACCCTGACATTGGACTTGTCGCCGCAGGCGTACTTCACCGACACCACGATGTTCCCTGGCGAGTGAGATGACGACGGGTCGGAAGCCGATCCTGCACGGCCGCGACCACGCGCCGGGCGGCGCCGACCCGGTCCCCGGCTGCGGCTGCTGCCCCGACACCAGCCCGTGCGTCGACTACGCCGACCGTGTCTCCGGCTACGCCGGCGACGTCCCTGACAGCCTCCTCGGCTACTGGCGCCTCGGCGAATCAGCGTCGCCGTACGCGGACACGTCCGGCCACAGCTACGGGCCCGCGAACGCGGCGCAGACGACGACCGGGGCGGGCAGCTCGACGCCGCTCGGCCACCCGGCCGGCGCGCTGCCGCCGGCGCAGGACGACGGTGCCGTCGAGTGGACGGTCACCGCTCAGAACCTTGTGCTCGCGACCGGCGACCCGCCGCCGTACCGGTTTAACCTCCCGCACGCCAACGAGACAATGTCGGTGTCGGCGTGGGTGTACCCGCACGCGTCCGGCACCACGTTTCGCGGCCAGGTCATCGGCGCGTGGGCCTCCGACTTTTTCGGGCCGTGCGGCTGGGTGCTCAGCCTGAACTGGCCGTCGAGGGCGGCGGTGTTCACTCGAACGTCGGCCGGCTCGCCGAAGCACACAACCCAGGTCACGACATCGTCTCTGCCGGCCAACGCGTGGGCGTTTCTGCTCGCTACGTTCGACGGGCCGACCGGCGTCATGAACATCTACGTCAACGGGACGCTCGCGGCGACGACAACCGACCCGACCCCTCCGACGCTGCCGACGTTCAACAACGGCTGCTACATCGGCAACGACACCGCCGGCGGGGCGTCGTTCTACGGTGCGCTCGACGAGATCACCGTCTGGTCGGTCGTGCTCACACCCGACCAGGGGTCGGCGCTGTACGCGTCCGGGCTGCCGTGCGCGACCGGCGCCGCCGGCCAGGTCCTCACCGTCGACGGCGCCGGCGGCACCAGCTGGCAGTACCCGGTCGACGTGAACGGCGCCGGCTACGACGAGATCGTGACCGGCGCCGGCCTCACCGCAACAGACAACGGCGACCACACCGTCACCCTCGCCGCGTCCGGCGGGTCGCCCGGCGGCCCGGCGGGCGGCGATCTGGCCGGCACCTACCCGAACCCGACGATAGCGGCCGGCGCCGTCACGTCCGCGAAGATCCTCGACGGTACCATCGCCGACGCCGACATCAACGCGTCAGCGGCGATCGCCCCGACCAAGCTGTCGCACCCGGGCGGCACAACCAGCTTCCTCCGCGGCGACGGCACCTGGGCCGCCCCGGCAAGCGACCCTGCCGCCGACACCAAAGTGTGGCTGCCTCTGTCGACCACGGTCGGCGGCGACGACGTCCTCGTCTACGACGCCTCCCACCAGCTGATCCCGACTTTGACTCCACTATGAATGCGTGGCAGCCCAGGCTTGGCCGCGAACAAGTTTTTCAGGATGACTCCTGCTGCCATTTCGGTCGCCAGTTGCGCTCCGGCCCTTGCTGCTTCGATCCCTTGCGTTCTCAGCGTGGGTCCCGAGGAAGAGATGAGTCGGTCTGACGCAGCGCGGGTTATCGCAGTGATGGCAAACGCAGGCGCCCTGCGGGATAGGCCCATAATGGAGTTCCCACGAGAGGCGGTGCGCGAGCAGGGTTTTGCCGGCTACGCGCAGTCCGCCGTAATCGCCCTCTCTCGCCGATCGCCAGAGCCAGCATCCATCGGTGCGATCGATGCGTCGGTTGAAGCGTTCCGCCAGAGGCACGCGGCGCCCCTCGGTTCGGCAGGCACGCGAGCAGTAGCGTCCTGGAGCACTCCCCCACGGCTGGAAAGACGTGCCGCAGACAGCGCACTCTTTGATCTCTTGGCGGCGCCAAGCCGGCACCACTCGATTCTATTCACACCCATCTAAGGAGTCTGCGATGGCGACGTCACGGTTCGCGGATCACATTCTGTCCGGCACCACGGCAGCGAGGCCGGCCGCGTCGTCGGTTCCGGTCGGGACGCTGTACGCGTCGAGCGACGACGGCAACACGTACCAGTCGACCGGGTCGGCGTGGGGCGTGTGGCTCGCCGCGGCAGGCGGCATCCCGCCGTCGACGGTCACCGCGAAAGGCGACATGCTCGCCGCTTCCGCCGCCAACACGGTCGCCAGGCTGCCGGTCGGCTCGAACAATCAGGTGCTCACCGCCGACAGCGCGCAGACGCTCGGCGTGAAGTGGGCCACCCCGGCGGCGGCGGGAGTCGCCACCGACGCGATCTGGACGGCCAAGGGACAGGTCGCCGTTGCGACTGGCAGCGGCGCCGCCTCAGCGCTCACCGTCGGCGCGGACACCACCGTGCTGACGGCTGACTCTACCCAGACAACCGGCGTGAAGTGGGCCGCGCCCGCGGGCGGCAGCGGTGCGCTCACACAGCTGTACAACATCACCCTCGGCGCGAACGGCGCGTTCGACCAGTCGAGCATCTCCGGCAGCTACAACGACCTGATCTGCGTCGTCACCGCCCGCTGCCCCGGCACCGGCACGGACAACTTCGGGATGCGGATCAACGGCGACTCCGGCACGAACTACTACTGGGAACAGCTCGTCTCGTCGGCCGCGGCCGCGACCGCCAGCGAGGCGCGCGGCGTCACCGTGTACGCGCAGATCACGCCGCTGCCGGGCACCGCCGCCACCTCGACGATGTGGAGCTACACCGAGCTGACCCTCTACAACTACGCGGGGTCGGCCACCAAGGCGTGGCGCTACAAGGGGTTCTACTCGGTCGGCACGGCGTCCGGGAACATGCTGATGTACGACGGCGGCGGGTTCTGGAACAGCACCGCTGCGATCACGCGGCTGCAGTTCGGCGACGCGACGTCGTTCCCGGGCAACCTCCTCGCGGGCAGCAACCTTCGCATCTACGGCCGCACATGACCGACTGGTACTCGCAGCCGTACCCCGGCGGCATCGTCCCAGTCCCCGGGTTCCCCCGCGAGCTCCAGGTCGGCTGCGCGGACGGCCCCGACGTGATCGCGTACAAGCGAACAGTCTGGAGGGCCGGCCGCTGGCAAGGGCCCGCCTCCAGGTTCGACGACACCTACAGCCACGGCTTCGCCATGGGCAAGGGCCCGAACGTGATCGACACCGGCGTCGCCGGTGTCCAACGCCAGCAGCGGATGCCAGACACCGGGATCATCGACGAGACCCTCTTCGACGTCCTCCGGTCGATCGTCATCCCGGACGGCCTGCCGAACGCCGGCCAGCTCGCGATGGACGCGACCGCCGCCAACCTGATCGGCGAGGCTTGGCAGCAGTTCGGTACGCCGCAGCCGGCGCCCGGCCCGAAGACGCGCGACCAGGCGCTCGCCGCCGCCCAGGGCTGGGTCGGCACGAAGGAGAGCCCGGCGGGAAGCAACCACACCCCGTTCGGGCAGTGGTACGGCGTGGACTACCAGCCGTGGTGCGCCATCTTCCAGACCTACGTGTGGACCGTCGACGCCGGCGGTTCACCGTCGTTCGTTCGCGGCCAGCGGTACGCGTACGTCCCGTACATCGTCCAGGACGCGCGTGCCGACCGCAACGGCCTCAGCGTCGTCAGCGAGCCGGTCGCGGGCGACCTCGTCTGCTACGACTGGCAGCGCGACGGCACCTTCGACCACGTCGGCATCTTCGAAGCCGGGACGCCGAGCTCGTTCACCGCGATCGAGGGCAACACGTCGACGTCGAGCAACTCGAACGGCGGCGAGGTGATGCGGCGCAACCGCAAGAGCTCCGACGCCTCGATCGTGTTCGTCCGGGTCGCCGAACCGTGAGCCCTCTCCGCCGTGAGGTGATCCTGATCCTCCTCGGCGTTGTCGCGTTGACGCTGTCGCTGATCGTGCTTGTCCGCAACCGCGAGCTCGACACAGACCTCCTCGCCGCGCTCGGCCTGGTCGGCGGTGTCGCGATCGTCGTCGTCTCCCTTCCCGGCAGCGACGGCAAGTGACCGGGGCGTTTGACCCGTCCACGACGAGCGGCCTGATCGAGTTCCTCGTTGTGGTCGGCGCGGTGCTGGTCGTCGCGATCCTCGCCCTACGGTTCATCTCCCGCGACCCGAAGGTGAAGGCCGCCCGCCTCGGGTTCTTCATCGAACGCGAACGCTTCAACGACGACGATCAGGCCCCGTCGGCCGACGACCCGACCGAAATCATCCCGCCCTACGACCGCTAACTCGACACGGTGTCCGGCACGGAACGGGCGCCTCGTGACGTTGAGTGCGTCCATGACGCATTGGATCAGCGCGATGGCCTGAAAGTCGATGTCGTTCTCGGTAGGCATCCTCGCCTGAAACTAGTGGCATGTCACTTGGTTCCGCAATGTCCTGCACGTCACGGTAATTTGACATGACGTTTCTAGGTGTCATACTCCTCACTTCCGTGGCGACGACTGTCCCGTTCTCCGGTAAGAAGCTCAAGGCTCTCCGGCTTGCCGCAGGACTGACGCAGGCGGAGCTCGCTCATCGCGCTCACGTGCGCGAGCGGCAGGTCATCCGGTGGGAGAACGAACAGCATGTGCCACGGCTCGGCTCGGTGAAGGCGCTCGCACGGGTGCTGAAGACATCGGTCGAGAGTCTCATGGCCTCTGATGAGGACGGCGATGAGGACGGCGATGGGGAGGCAGATCTAGTGGCCGACCTCATGACCGCGCCGCGCGGAGCTGGAGCGGGCCGCGGAGGCGTCGGGTCTGTGATCGGCGGCGATGATGAGTCGGTTCTCCGGCCGGGCGCCTGCTCCACGCCCAGACGCTGCTCGCCCGGGTCAGCGCCGACCCCGAGCGGGTGATCGTCGAGCTCGTCGACGGGTACGCGCCGCCCGACGTCCCGCGGTTCGACGCCGACTGGCAGGAGCCCGGCGAGTGACCGGCTCGTCGGCGACGTTCGCGGCTGGGTTCGCACTCCTCGAAGCCGCGGCCGTCGAGGCGCGCGGCGAGCATCAGCTGTCGCTCGCCCGGGTCGCGAAGCTGCACGCGGCGGCGGCGCTCGAGCAGGCCAGCCGCTACGACGAGGCGAAGACGATCATCGACGACGTCCGCGCCGAACAGGAACGTCCGTGACCGACGCGACCGCCGAACTGATCGAGCGGGCGCTCGCCGCTGTCGAGGCCGACCGTGTTGATTTGGCACGCGGACATGATGGGCGATCCTGCCTTCGCCAGTCTGAGGGCGCGGCTCTCGCCGCCGCTCTCGCCGCCGAGAAGGAACGCGCGGACACGGAGCACGAGTTCGCGCGGAAGCTGATGTTCGAGACTGATCCGGTGATGGACGCACGCCTGCGCGCCGCCGAGGCGCGGGAGGCCGCGCTCCGGGAAGCGCTTGAAGCTATCGCGGCCGAGACGCGGCCTGCGACCCGTGCCCCACGACTGCGCGTGATCGCTCGTGAGGCGTTGGCGCGTACCGCCGGGGAGCAGCCGTGACCGTCGCGCCGGCGACCCGCCGCGTCAACCGCGGCCGCGGCCACTCCTATCTCCTCGACGGCGCCCCCGTGCCGGGCGTCACGACGATCCTCGGGCAGGGCATGCCGAAACCCGCGCTCATCGACCGGCGGGTCGTGATCGATCTCGAGGCCGGGGCGGCCGCTCGCATCTACATCGAGAAGCTCGCCGACCTCGACGCGCTGGCCGACGGGATTCTCCGGGCCGGTCTCGTTGATCTACCGAAGGCGGAGCTCGGCGAAGGCGGCGAGGCCGGATGAGCGAACGCACGGTAACGGGCGAACCCGTGCGTTCGATCACGGACCGCGACTTCACCCTGTACGTCGGTGACGTCCGCGACGTGCTCCCGACGCTCGAGACAGGCTCTGTGGACTGTGTGGCGACGTCGCCGCCGTTCTACGGACTCCGCGACTACGGAGCCGAAGGACAGATCGGGCTCGAGGCGACCCCGGACGAGTGGGCGGCCGAGCTCGTCGGCGTGTTCCGCGAGTGCCGCCGGGTGTTGGCGGATCATGGGACGTTGTGGGTCGAATGCGGCGACTCGTACGGCGCGAATGCTCAGAGCGGAACGCCGACCGACGGTAAGTGGCTGGGCCGCGCGGTCCTCGGTTCTGCGGCGCCTTCCCATCCGACCAAGCCGAAGGACTTGCTCGGGCAACCGTGGCTGCTCGCGTTTGCGCTCCGCGCAGACGGCTGGTACCTCCGCCAGGCGATCATCTGGCACAAGCCGAACGCGATGCCCGAAAGCGTCAGGGACCGGTGTACGACGGCGCACAGCTACGTGTTCCTGTTCAGCAAGAAGCCGCGGTACTGGTTCGACGCTGACGCGATAGCGGAGGATTTCTCGCCGAATACGCACTCGCGTGGATCCGGTTCACAGCAGAAGATCGCGAACCCAGGCTCTGGCACGCGGAACAACTCTGACTTCCAGTCGTACATGCGCGACCTGCCACATATGCGTCGCGTCCCACAGAACGAAACGCTGGACGGCAGCGACGGCGAACAGCCACGTGGACCGGATGGGCGCCGACAAACGCACATCGAGAAGGGGAAACACAGCTTCCAGCACCGAAGTGGCGAGCGATGGCCTGACGAGGGACGGAACGCTCGATCGGTGTGGACGATCCCGACGCAAGGCTTCCCGGGCGCGCACTTCGCGACGTGGCCGGAGGCGCTGGTCGAGCGGATCGTCAAGGCCGGCTGCCCCGAAGACGGTACGGTCCTTGACCCGTTCATGGGGTCCGGCACGACGGCGCTCGTCGCCCGTCGCCTCGGCCGGCGTTCCGTCGGCGTCGAGCTGAACCCTGAGTACGCGGCGATGTGCGCCGAGCGGCTGTCGCAGCTGTCGCTGCTCGCGGAGGCCTCGGCGTGACCGAACGCACGGTTTTGGGTCATAGCGTGCGCGCCCGTGTTGCCGGCGCGGTCGGCGATGTCGCGATCCCGGGCGTGACCCGCGAACAGATCATCGACGCGATCGTGAGGACTGTTGCCACGTTGCGCGCCATGCGTGGGGGGCGGCCGTGATACCGCCGTGCCCGCTCTGCGGGCAGCCAGTCCACGACCCGGACCTGGGCGTGGTGGAGGTGGCCGGGTTCGAGCTGAAGTCGCAGCAGGCGTCGAGGCGGGGCGGCTCGGACATCGTGCTGCGGGAGCCGACTGGCAGGGTTGCTCATCCGGATTGTGTGGTGCGGGCGCGGGCTGGCCTGTCGCCGTTGCAGGAGCAGCTCGTATGACCGACCACGCCGAACTGATCGACTCGACCGACGCGAAACGGTGGGCGCGCGAGTTCATAGCTCTATTCGGCACGCGGCTAGATGAAGTGGACGAGGGACTGATGCTGAGTTGGTTTGCAAACGCCATCGAGACAGGCAGGCGCGTTGGCGACGCCGCTCTTGCCGCCGAGACGGAACGCGCGGACGGTCTAGACCTCGCACTTCAAGCGCTGCGGGTGGACGTTGCCGCCGAGGCGCGGGAGGACGCGCTCCGGGAGGCGCTCGAACGGATCGCGGCGCGCGAGGACGTGGACGTGAACGGCGAATACGTCAGCCACAATCAGCCGGTGTTGTCGGCCGCGAGAGCGAACGTTGTCGCCCGTGAGGCGTTGGCGCGTACCGCCGGGGAGCAGCCGTGACCGACCACGCCGAACTGATCGAGGAGGCGCGGGCGTGGGTTGCCGCGTTCGAAGACGGCGACCTTCCGAGCTTGATCGACGCGGATGACCTCCTGACCGCTCTGCTCGCCGCTCTCGCCGCCGAGAAGGAACGCGCGGACAAAGCCGACCTGCAAGCGACCGTTGACCGCTCCGCGTTGCTCGCCGCCGAGGCGCGGGAGGCCGCGCTCCGGGTGATCATCGACTGGCTCGCCGAGAACATGCCCCGCGCCCTCGAACTGTGCCCGCACAAGGTGACGCGCACCGCCGGGATGGAGCCGTGACCGCCGCGGCCGCATCGCTCGCCGCCGCCGCCGGCCTGCTCGCCGGCTGGTTCGGCCACAAGCTTCATGCCGCCGGCGTCCGCCGGTTGGAGCGCAGGAACAGGCGGGAGCAGGAGCGGGCCGTGAGACGGCTCGGCTACGCGAGGCGGCCATGAGCGGCCTAGCGGATTCGAATCCCAGTAACCGGTCGGACGCCGAGACCATTCGGGACACGCTCGCCACCGCGTCGAACGCCGAGGGACGGACGGTCGGCTGGCTGTTGCGACGGAAGGAAGCAGTCGAGGCGCTCGATCGGCTCGAGGCCGACCAGCGGACCGTAACCCCCGTAAACGGCTGCTCGACATGACGCCGAAGCGCCCGCACCGTTGCCCCGTCTGCGGCGGCAAGGGCATCGTCCCGAACGGCTTCTACTCCTCCCCGTCGTCGTCGTGGGTCGGCAACAGCGCGACGCCGGAAATGTGCCGCGCATGTACGGGCGCGGGAGTCGTGATCGCTTGACAGATTCGACGAACCCCCGTGAACGGCGGAAGGCCGCACGAGAGATCGAGCAGGATGCCGATCTGCTGCTCGACGGGATCACGGTCGCGCTCCAGGAGTTCGACACCAACACGCTCGTCGCCATCGCTGAGTGCCGAGATCGGATTCACAAGGACGGCTGGATGCAGCGACTCATCCGCGAGTACGTCGAGATCTGGCGATGACCGGCCTTCCGGAGCAGAACCCCCGTAAACGGCGTCTAGCCGGCCGCGTGTACGCGACCATGCTCGCGCTCGGCCTGTTCGTCACGATCTGGCTGGCCGCGCTGCTCGAGGCCGCGAAAGCGTCAGGGCCGGCGACGGTCGCGTTCTGGGACAGGGTCGCGCAGTGTGAGACGGGCGGCCGGTGGGACTGGGGCTCGAAGACACGGCCTGGTGAGGGCCACAGCTATGAGGGTGGTGTCGGGTTCGCGAGCTCGACGTGGACGGCTTGGGCGACCGACCTGCACCTCGCGTGGCTGTGGCCCCGCGCATACATGGCGCCGCGGCTGGTTCAGATCGCGGTCGCGCAGATGGGATACGAGGTTCACCGCGGCTGGTGGGGTTGCTTCGCCACGACCGGGACGCCACCCAATGAGTAGACCAAAAGGAACCCGGTTCGCGAACGGGTCGAAGCCATGCCCGAATTGCGGCCGAACATGCGACATCAGCGCGATCCTTTGTGCCAAATGTCGTGCTGCGCTTAAACGACGGCCGTTCGTGGAGCCCACGCTCGCCGACGTTCTCGCAGGAGCCATCAAGACCGAGACAGGCTGCCCGCTTTTCGCTGGAAGCATCTCGAGCGGCTACGGGCTGATCCGCCGAATGAGCGGCGGAAAGACCACGCGCTGGCTGGCTCACCGCGTCGCCTACCAGCATGGCGTGGGCGAGATCCCGGCCGGACATGAGATCCACCATCGCTGCCAGAACAGACGTTGTGTCAATCCCGCGCACCTTGAGGCCGTTACCCGCAGGACACATCTCGGCAAGGGCGGAAGACATGTTCTGGCGCACGGGCCAGACGGACGCTTCATCAGCCTCGAGCACGGCGGCTACTGGGGCTGCCTCCATTGAAAGGAGCGACATGAGCGAATCGCTTCCCGCTGTCCGCGACGTCGAGCTCGACCGGCTCGCCCGGCTCGGCCAGTGGCTCGCCGCCAGCGAAGCCGACGACAAGACAGCAAACGGCCGCGGCGCAGCAGCCGCCCTCCGGTTCGCCTACGCGGAAGCGTTGGGGCTGCCGCTGATGGCGGCGGCTGAGCTGTCCGTGATCCGCGGCCGGCTCGTCCTCAGCGCCAAGCTCTTACGAGCATTGGCTTACCGGAACGGGTTCAGGATCAGACGCGACCCGAAAAGCGACGCCACATCGTGCACGGCGATCCTCGAAACGGAGTTGGGCGCCCCGGTCGGGACCTGCACGTTCACGATGGAACAGGCGAAAAAGGCCGGTCTCGTACGGCCAGGGTCGTCGTGGGAGACGTGGCCTGAGCGGATGCTGTGGGCTAGAGCGTCGAAGCGGGTGTTGGACGACTTCGCGCCGCACGTCACATTGGGGATCTGGGAGGCCGACGAAGCCGCCGAAATCACCGGCGATGCCGAGCATGCGGACTGGTCGCCCGTCGACGAGAACACCGAAGAAGGCGACGGGTCGGAGGTCCCGTGGCCCGAGGACAGCAAACTCGACGAGCTCGCCGAGGCCGAACGATGACGGAGCTGATGCACCACGACGAGCAAGCGATGGTCGAGCTCGCCGTCCAGGAACAACCGGAGATGATGGTGCCGTTCGTCGGCGAGCTGATCGACCTCCGCGACCCACAGCAAGTCGCAGCCGGCCTTCAGCACGTCCGCGACGCCAAGAACCACCTGGACCGCGTCCGGCAGCTGCTCGAGTCCGTGTTGCGCCTCGAAGCGATGCGGCAAGGCACAAAAACGCTGCACCTCGGCAGGTTGGACGCGGTCGTGACGGGCGGTGTGAAGGTCGAGTACGACGGCGAAGAACTGATCAGGCTGCTCGAAGCCGCCGGCATGCCCGAAGACCGCGTCCTCGAGCTCGTCGTCCCGGTCGTGACGTACAAGGTCAACGCCACCAAAGCCAAGGCGGCGGCCGCGGCGAACCCCGCCTACGCGGAAGCACTCGGCCGCACCAGAACGGTCGTCGAGACGCCGTGGCGGGTCAGCATCAAACCATCCTGATGGGCGCAGCCTGGAAAGACCTCGAGCGCCGGGTCTGTAAGGCGCTCGGCGGACGACGCGCCGGCCCGATCGGGGCTGCCGTGTCCGACTGCGTGAACGTGCCGTTCGCCGTCGAGATCAAACGCAGCTCGAGACCTGGGCCGCCCGTTCTCGCGGCGTGGGTGAAACAGGCCCGCGAGCAGGGAAACCGTGAGAAACGGCCCTGGCTGTTGGTCGTTGCCGGCCACCACGACCGCAGGCCGATCGTGTGCCTCGACTTCCTCGCGTTCGCGCAGCTCGCGCAGGAAGCAGGCCGGATCCCGACACCGCTGGAGGTCGACTGATGCCCCGGAAACACAAGGACAACCAGCCGCCCGCGATGACGTCGACGGCGCCGATGATGCCGATCTACGACTACACCGTCCACCTCCGCACAGGCATCCACCGCATGCCCGAACGGCCCGCCCCGGCCGTCACCTCGCATCTCGACCACGGCGGCCGCGGCTCCGACCTATGCGCCATCGGATCATGCCCCGGCTGCGGCCGCACCATCATCAGCGCCGTTCACCCGTCGAAGGCCACGCTCCGGCTGATGTGCGGCCTCTGCGGTGACTGACGACCGCTGGATCATCGTCCATCACTGGGACAGGTTCCAGCACTACCGCGACCGCGCGCCCCTGTGGATCAAGCTGTATCTCGAACTCGAGGACAAGCCCGAATGGACCAACCTCGACCTGGCCGATCAGGGCCTCCTGATCCGCATCTGGATGCTGTACGCGAGGACATCAGGACGCCTTCAGGTGGCCCTGATACACCGATCACGACCCCCTCATAGCACTATCAGGGCCCTCTCATACAGACTTGATCGACTCGAAAAACAGGGTTTCATCAGGGTTTGCGACGCTCCGGTGCTAGCACAGAGAAGAGAAGATAAGAAAAAGAAGGAAGAGCGTGCTAGCAAAACCAGGGCTGAGCCACGTGCTGCCGCGGCCGCCTACCAGCCGTTCCAACCCGCACCGGCGGAGCCGTACGTCGACCCGGAGGTCGCGCTAGAGCTCGCCCGCCGCCTCGCGAAGTAGAATGCGACCAGACCGCGGCACTGCACGCTGCCAGCCCGTCGCTTAGCGCATAGCGTCTGGCATCAGCACCCCCGGGAGCTAAGACCCCAGCTCAGCAACCCGGGAGTGCCGTGCCACAGGCAAGTGTTCCACCGATCTTCGCGAAACCGCCCGATGCCCTACGCGAATGGGTGCTACGCGAGTGGTGTCTGGGCCCCGGCGTGCCTAACGATGAAGTCTCAGGCCCGCATGAGGTTGCTCCGGAATGGCAGGCGATCGCGTGGCTTCGGCAGACACGCGGTGACCCGAATACGTGTCACACAAAGCCGCGGTGTCGTGTCTGCTCGCAGATCCGACGCGACTACTTCAAGAACCGCAACCGCCTACGCCAAAAGGCGATCAACACGATCTCGAGTCACGCAAAGCGCTACGCCAAGAAATGGGGAGTCTCAAGACAAGAAGCTCGCCGCCGACTCGTCGCCTACGGCTGGACGGTCGAGGCCATTACAGCGCTCTTCGAGGCGGCTGTCATCGCCGGAATCTGCCCGAAAGACGACGCCTGCGGGTGGGTCTGGGACCACGGAGAGCATGAGATGACACTCGACGTCAAAGACCCTGATGCGTTGCCGCTGCTGTCGAACCTCTGGGTGATCTGTCGAACCTGTAATACGCGGAAGAACACGATGCGCCTCACCGAGTGGCGAGAGTTCAGGGCTTACTGGGACTGGGTCACACGGCGAGCGCCGAGCCAACTCAACTTCGGGTTCTAGACCGCCAACTCGCGCGCAAGTGACAACCACCCTGTGGGTCCTCGCCGCCGTCATCGCGATCGCCGTCATCTGGTCCGTCCGCCGACCCCCGTATCGACGACGCGCAGATCGTGATCGTCAGGGCCGAGAAGCACTACGGCGCGCCGCCATGCGCGCACATCGTCGTCGCCGAGCTCGACCCCGCCGACGACCGTGCAGGCGAAGATGCGCGCTAAGATCCGCGCCGACACAAGAAAAGACGGGCGGGCACCGCGTCAACGGCCCCGCCCTGGCACAGGAGGGATCAGCTCCCATGCAGCACGCATCTTCACGCACGCTCACCGTCCGCGCCTGGCTCCTGCTCGCAGCGGTCCTCGTCTACACGCTCGTCGCGGTCGAGTTGCTCGCCGTCGGACGCCTCGGGTAGCGTCCGGGCTCCAGCGCCTCCGGCGACTGCAGAGAGAACACGCGACGGCCGCCCACAAGCGGCCGTTGCGCATCCGGCACACGACTGTCAATGTTCGGGTCCTCTGCAGTCTCTCCTAGCGCGAACCGACCCCGATCGGAGGTTGACGATGAACGAAACGCCCGAGCCGGACACCGACGACGACGGCCCGAACACCGTCGTCGTGGTCGGCGACAACGCGACCGTGAACCTCGTCGACGCAGACGACGACGAGCCGGACGCCGATGACACCACACCGGCATGAACGAGACGCCCGAACCGACCGTGCCGGAGCCGGAGCCGCAACCAGACGACGGCGACGACGACGGCGACGAGTAGATGCCGCAGCCGCACTGGGCCGGCAACAACCCCGGCGACAGCGGCGCCGGACCGCCAGGGCCGCCCGGGCCGCCCGGCGCGTCCACGCTGACCGACCTCACCGACGTCACGGGCGCAGGGGGCGCCGGCACGTCACCCGTCGACGACGGCACCAGCACGTTCCCGCTGACCCGCGTCACGACGCAGGACGACCTCACGCAGATTCTCACCAGCGTGGCCGAGGTCGACTGGCGCCCGATCGCCTACGCCGCCGGCTGGCAGGACTACGGCCAGGACGACCACGCACCCGGCCGCTGCCGCCTCACCCTGAACAACGTCGTCCACCTCGAAGGCCTCGTCCAGTACCCCGCGCGTCAACTGACAAGCAGCGACGCCGGCACGAAGATCGGCGGTCTCGACCAGGACTGCCTGCCCGGCGCCAGGCTGTCGTTCATCTGCCTCGGCGGCGTCGCCGGCGACGAACTGCAGCAGGTCGCGCGGATCGACGTCGCAGCCGACGGCTCCATCGTGTTCCAAGGCTTCGTCGTCGACCTCGGCGGCGCAGCCGCGTCGACGTTCTCTCTCACCTCGATCAGCTTCTCCGTCGGCGCCGCCTCCGCCGTGGTCGCCTCTGCCGCGCTCGACACGGTGTTCGCGTGAATGACGCGCTCGCCCCCCC